ATTTGATTTATAAACATTTTGACTGGCAGCATTTGAAACCTGATTAATGCTTGTTCTAACAATTGCTGTGACTTGTCTGTTTGTTGCAGCAGTTAAACTTCCTCCTGCTTTTGCTATTTGTTTTACGCTTCCCTTTTGATTGAACAATAAGCGACCTTTTAATTTTCTTACTATCTCGTCTGTTGTTTGTCCTTGTAATAATCCAGTTCTTACTTCTTTCGCTAATAAATCTGCTGACGCTGTAGTTATCCCTTGAAAAGCTTTTGCAACAGTACGTCCATCAGGCAGCGTAATAATTGCACCTTGACTAGCAGTTAAACTATAAGTTTCTGGAGCACCTGTAACTGATTTAAAAAGATCTTGCTGAAGGGTTATTAAATTTAATTGAGTTGGATCAGTCGTTACAACAGACTGTGCAAACTGTGGACTTACTTCAACTGTTCTGACAATACTTCTAGCTGCTTTTGGTAAAGACTTCTTTAATTGTTCTTCTATAAATTCTGTTTGTAATATTGCTAAACCTTGTAAATTACTTGCAGTTATTTCTGTTGCATCTCCAGCCCAAGTAGCCAAACTTTCTTTTACTTGAGCAATAATTGTTCTAAGTCTCTGAGCCTTATAACTATCAGATCCTTCTAATATTTTTAATTGATTAGCAGCCTCAACAATAATATTATTGTATTCATTAATTATCCGTCGAGAAACACTATTGCTATACCTATTCAGGTCAATAGCATTTCTAAATAGAACGGCTGGAGTGCCTTCATCCGTTATTTGTGGGACAGCAAGTGTTGGCATTTATTAAGCAGCTTCATCTTCTGGCTCTGCTGATTCTGTAGGAATCTCTTCTTTAACTTCCTCTTGTGGTTGTTGCATATCAATTAAACCACCCATTTCAGTAGCTTCTAATTCTTCTTCAACGTCAAACTCATCTCCTAATACCTCACCCTCAGTTAATTGATCTAATAAAGTTTTCTGTGTAATAGTTCCAGCAGTATAAAGAGAAAGCAAACTTTGAATCTCTTGAGGATCAAGTCTTGATGCTAAGAAATCTCTATTAACAAAACTACTACCAGCTTCATTACTTCCTAAATATTGAGCATGATAAGCAAGTGAGTTATCAATCATGTCTTGTACCTGCTGTGCTACCACTTTCATTGTTGAATCTCCTTGTGATCGGTCTATCTTTTTTGCTTCTGCTGTCTCTGCGGATAGCTTTTGCCCTAGAACTGCTGCCAATCCGAGTTCATTTATTTGACCAGACAATTGCTCTAATCTTTGGAATTGTGCGTTATAACTTGTGCCTTTACTCTCAATATATTCTGCCCGACCTTCAGCAGGAAAGGCAATTGCTTCTCCTGGTCCAGCACTAACTTCTTCTGCTGATTGAGGGAAACCATAAAAAGCCAACATTGGAACGGCTGATATATGAAGTTGATTATCCAAATCAGATTGGACTTGATAAGCCTTTAAATTTAATTCTGCTATGTCCTCCATTGGTGGACGTGACTCCATCAAATTAATTCGATTGGAATAAGCAACAGAAAAAGGAATCTCAGGCAAACTCATTACACCTTCATCAAATAATTTATAGTCACCAGTTTCAGAATCTTTCCTATGGATTTCAAATTTGCCAGGAGTTAAAACACGAACTTGCTCTACTTCTTTTTCACCATATAAACCATCAGGCTCAAATACATGTTCAAGTAACCTTAGTTGACTAAATTTTTGCTGACCATCATCTAGCTCTGTTCTCCATCCTAAAATTTCCCTTGGCGAATAAGTCACCCAGTATGGTCTTCCATTTTGTCCAGCAGCAGGAGCATCAACTAAAACACCACAATGTCCATATCTAATTACTTTTCTGGCTGTTTCATAAGTCCATACATTGAGATCATTTCCCTGTAAGTCAACATCAAATAATTGCTCTCGAATGACATCAGCAACATCAGTTAAACGAACAGGCTTTCTTGTCAACATTCCAGCCAACATTCTTTCAAGACGTTGATAAAAAGGAGGACAAACAGAACGAGCTAATCTGTTGTCATAACTCTCATCTAATTCTCTAGGCTCTTGCGGCAAATATCTTCTATGCTTTTTACGCATCTCATAAGAGCCACCCATTAAATCTTCAATAAGAATCCAATGAGGCTCTTGTATTTGCCAAGCCGCATTAGGATCATTTACAAAAGTTTCTGTACCAGCTTTATCACGACTGTAGTAGTTGTAACCGCTATACACGATGGAACCTCAACGCTATGTGAACAGTTTAGTCTTAATACAGCCTAATACCTGTTCCTCTTCCTGCTCTTGCATATAAAGGATTAAATTCACGCCAAACCAAATAACCTAAGGCATCATTAGCGTGATCATATCCTGCTTCTTTATCAGGATCACCTTTTTCTGTATAACTCTGTAATTCAATACACTCAATTAAGCGTCTGCAACAGGAAGCAATCTCCAATCGTATTTGTCCTTGTCCGTTCTCCAAAAGAGCTTGGACAGCCGAGACTCGATCTCGAACTGGCGGGTTCGCTTTTGGGCTTTGGTTTGTGAATCCATAACTTTCAAGTATGGATATATCTGTTTGTGCTGCATTGGTTGAACGATTCCCCCCTGAAGAATCTGGATAAACAAATATTCGTCGATTTGGGTATCTACGAATAATTTCTTTAGCAAGAGCATCAGTGTCATGTGCTCCTGTAATTTCATCAATTATGACTAGCTTTTCACCAGTACGCACCCCTATAACCGCAGACATGTTGGAAATATTAAAGTCAATTCCAATACGTAATGGCTCTTCATCAAAATCAAATCTCCTATCAGTTACGTGTAGTTTTCTATTAAATCGATCATAAACTTGCCCTGTTGTTAGGTTACAAAACTCACCGTTTAAATATGCCTGTAGGAGACTCGGATCATAGTTGGCCTCTAACCGTTCAATGAAGTCTTGAGGTAAATGTGGGTTATCTGTTGTCTTCATTTTTATTAACTTACGATCTTGACGTTTCTTTGCTTCGTCAGAGCCAAATGTTTGCCACATCCACCGAAATCCTTCAGGTGTTGAAGCTGCTGCAAATTGCCGAACATTCCCAGACCGTAAACGACCAAGAATTTTTGGAAAAGCTCTTGAAGCAATAGTTGGTGTAACTGTGTCAATTTCGTCAGTTAATACGAAAGCCAAGTTCAAACCAATAATTCTTGACCAGTTTTCAAAAGATCGACATAGAATTTTTGTATCACCATTAGGTAAATGAAGAATATATTCGGGCAAAGGAGATGATCTAAATGTATAAGGGATCTCATAATCTTCTAAAAAATTATCAAAATCAGTCATCCAAATATCTCGAATTAATGGTCCTGTTGGTTCCATTACACAACCAATAAAACCTTGATTTGACATAGCTAAATGTACTGTCTTTGCACATAACGCTCTAGTTTTTCCTGCTCCGTAACCTGCTGATAATCCAATTATTTCTGTTGACTCATCTTCTACAAAAGCTAATTGCCCTGGATGTAAATCTGTTTTTATTTTCTCTAAAGTCTTTTCAACATTAAAATCATCTGCTCGATCTGCAGCGAATAAAACATGACCTTGTTTGGCTGTTAAAAGAATCGTCAAGAGCAAAGGGAAGCTAATTTTGCTGCTGTGTTAATAGCACCAAGAGCAATGTGATATTGACCTGCCCTTCTGGCTTCCATCTGTAAGGTGCTGCATTGGCTCAAAAGATCAGCGATCATCTGGGGTCGCTCTATATCCCAATCACTCTTAATTTGCTCCCTAGCCTTACCTAAGTAGCTATCTACAGTCCTTGGTGACACCCCCCAGTTCTCGGCAGCGTATCGCAGACAGTCAGACCGCCTGCCACCATTAGCAATAATGCGAGCAAATCGAGCAACTCTTAACTCAATTTCAGCTTGTGTTGATTCTTTAGCTGCCATTAGATTTATTTCTCAATTAAGTAGCCAGAGAAATCACCGAATCTGAACCACTGTAAAAAAGGTCCAGCAAGTTGTTTTTCTGTTATAGGACGTTGTACACCAGATAAACTTAATTCTTTTTCGATTATTTCATCAGAAGAAGTGCCAGATGCTTTTTTTCCTGCAAGGGTTAAACGATAAAAAACAGTGGAAGCATATCCACCAACAGGTTCTAATTTATCAAAAACAATAATGGCACCTCCAGGTCTACAATTTTTTCTTAGTGTATCCATTAAAGAAATTCGTTTAGCAGGTTCAACAAACATTAAAACTAAAAAAAGGATTGCCAAATCAAATTCTTTTGGTTCAACTTCTTCTGCTTTTGAGCAAATAATTTCTCCAGGGGCATCATAAATATCAATCATTGACTGAGAAGGTTCAATGCCAATTAGTTTTGCATTTCTTTTTTCAAGAACAGGTTTTAAAGCTCGACCAATATTTCCTGTTGCGGCACCAAAATCATAAACAAGTCCATTTTCAGGAATGTAATGTCTTGCAACGTGTGTAATTGCGTTAGTGGCTAATTCATACCAAGGAAGTTGTTCACGAACATGTCGATCAAAACCTTTAGCAACAGAAGATGTTTCAAAAGTCCAATTTGAAGGAATCTTCATATTTTGCTGAGAATATCTCTATGAATAGTTTTAGCAATAGAAGCCATCATTATCGGTGGTACAGCCCGTCCTATTCTTTCCCATTTTTGAGAAAAAGATCCAGCTAATTTAAAATCATCAGGAAAGCCACCAACTCTTTTTAATTCAGAAATTGAAAAAGTTCGAGGTTCAGACCAATGATAAAGCTGGTTTGCACCTTGCAAAATCGTATTAGCTATACGAAAAGGTGATTGTTTAACGTGTGTATAAAATCCTGTTTTTCCAGTAAGTTTTTGATATGGGACACCAAGAGATTCACCAGGTTTACAATCTTGCCAATATTTATAAGTGTCAGTGTTTTTATTTAAAAACTGAGCTTCAATAGGAGCATCTAAATTTAATAAAGCATCACCCACAGAATATTGATAAGGCAAAGGTAAAGGGTGAGAGGGGTCACGATTTAAGTCATTTCTGACACCAATAAAAATTGTTCTTTGTCTCATCTGTGGAACACCTAACCACTGAGCATCAAGAATTTTGCATCTAACATTATATCCACATTCTTTAAGTGTTTTTAAAATTCTTTTGAAATAACCTTTTGCAGTTCCTTTTACTAAACCAGCGACATTCTCAGCAACAAAAACTTTAGGTTGAAGTCCTTTTAATAAACGAGCATATTCATAAAACAAATCATCAACTCGTTGTGTTGTATCACTATATTTTTTTTCTTTACCCCATCCTGCTTCTCTTTTTCCAGCAGTAGAAAATGCTGC